TCGTGGCAGTTTACTACATTAGATGGTGGTAGGGTTCCTTTAGAAGAAATAGAACAAGCACGAAGGGACCTAGATGAAAGAACCTTTAGACAAGAATTCCTTGCTAGCTTTGAAACTTTTGCAGGCAGAATCTACTACAGCTTTGATAGAAGAGAAAATGTCATTGATGTCAAAGACTATCAAACAGATGTCATTTATGTTGGCTGTGACTTCAACGTTGATCCTATGTCTGCTGTTATTGCAGTGCGTCATGGCGATAATTTGGTTGTTATAGATGAGATCAGAATATACGGGTCTGACACACATGAATTGGTAGATGAACTTAAATCTAGATATCCAAAAAGCAAGATATGGATCTATCCTGATCCTGCAGGACATCAACGCAAGACCAGTGCTGGCGGCAAAACAGACATTACTATATTACAAAATGCTGGCTTTGTTGTCAAGGCACCAAGAAGCCATACCCCAGTAAGGGATAGAATTAATGCTGTCAATAGTAGACTATGTGACGGCCAAGGCACTAGACATTTGTTTTTATCGTCTAAGTGCAAACACACAATTGAGGGCCTTGAAAGACACAGTTACAAGGAAGGCACTAGCCAACCAGACAAAGATTCAGGTTATGATCATATGATGGATGCTTTGGGTTACATGGTGGACTTTATGTTCCCAATCAGACGCGACACTGCTCACATTGAACAGCCTCGTCGTTGGGGTCACCAAGTAGCAACTGCATTATAACACTGAAATAACACGGGTCAAGTAAATAATCAAAGCCCATAAACAGAATAGGAAACAGCAATGAACGAATATCATAAGCACTTAGAAGGCAACGAACTATACAATCAATTATTGGGCCGTTGGAGATATCTATATCATAGTTTTATGGGTGGCGAGGTTTACAAGCGTCATGGCTACCTAACCCGCTATGCCACAGAAACTGATTTAGAATATCAGGAAAGAATTAACAATACCCCTCTTGACAATCACTGCAAGGGTGTGATCAACATTTACAACGCTTTCCTATTCCGTAATGATGTTGATCGCGACTTTGGCAGCCTAGTACTAGACCCATCCTTGGAACCATTTTTACAGGATGCGGATTTAGAGGGGCGTAGCCTCAACGCCTTTATGAAGGATGTTTCCACTTATAGTTCTATTTTTGGTCACTGCTGGTTGCTTATGGTCAAGCCACAGACTAATGCAAGAACTCGTGCTGAAGAATTGGCACAAGAGATTCGTCCTTATGTTAATATCTTAACCCCACTTAGTGTACTTGATTGGCGTTGGGAACGTGCTCCCAACGGCGTGTACTACCTAAGCTACCTAAAGTACATTGAAGACAGTGACTTTGCCAATATCACAGTGGTCAGAGAGTGGACAGAGATTGATATCATTACCACAACATTAGATGATGAAAGTCAAACAGTGGCCTCAAAGACTGTGGAACTTAATGGCATTGGTCGCATTCCTGCTATCTGTGTTTACAACCAGCGCAGCCCACAACGCGGCGTGGGACTTAGTGACATTGAAGACATTGCTGATCAACAGCGTGGTATCTACAATGAATACAGCGAAGTAGAAAGTTCTATTCGCCTTAATGGTCACCCAAGCCTAGTAAAAACCGCAGACACTGAAGCGTCAGCTGGTGCAGGTTCAATTGTACAGATTCCAGACAGTTTGGATCCAGGTTTGAAACCATATATGTTAGAAGTCAGCAATGACGTGGGCGCAATCTACAACTCCATTCAAAATAAAGTGGACTCAATAGATCGTATGGCCAATACAGCGGCAGTACGTGCTAAATCAACAAGAGTATTAAGTGGCGTAGCCATGGAGGTGGAGTTCTCAATGCTTAATGCTAGACTCAGCGAAAAGGCTGACAATCTAGAATTAGCTGAGGAACAAATGTGGAGACTGTTTGCGCAGTATCAAGGGCGTGTTTGGGATGGTGAAATTGAATATCCAGATTCATTCTCCATTCATGACAAGGACAACGACTATATGAGATTACAGATGGCCAAAGGTGCTGCCACTGATCCTGTAGTATTCAAAGCCATTGACGGTAGTCTCTTAGAACTCATGGGCTATGAAAAGGAAGATCTACCCTACACTGATCCTGTATCACAGCCAGGTAGGTTATATCCAGAAGGTGATGTCATTCCAGAAACATTGCCAGCTGCTTATCAAAGTGCAGCTAATCCAGAAGTCCCACAAGGACAGGCCTGCGGCAACTGTGAATACTTCAAAGCTACTGACTCATATTGCACCAAGTTTGATGCCATTGTTCGCCCAGATTACTGGTGCGCCAAGTGGGACATTGACTTAGACTAAGGAGAACGCACATGCCGTTGAAAAAAGGTTATTCACAAAAGACTATTGGAAAGAATATTGGTTACGAAATGAAGAGAGGTCGTCCCCAGAAGCAGGCCATTGCTATTGCATTGTCCACTGCTCGCAAGGCTGCTCCTAAGAAACTCAAAGCCAAGTTTACTCAAAAAAGGAAGAAACGATGAAAAAGTATGCAAAGAAAAAGCCTATGACCAAGCCTGCTAAGAAGAAAACAGGTTACAAGAAAAAGAAATACTAATGGCAACGGGTAAAGCTAAAAAGTTCATGGGCAGTGTCTGCAAAGGTAATTGCAGTGGACACAGAGCTGGTTATCGTTATGGTCAACGTGGGGGCACATTGCCCGCTAAACGTAGTTCTAGTTTCAATGCTGGACTAAAGGCAGCAATTCGCCAACGTAAAAGACGCAAACGTTAATAAATTACCAAATAAACCTAGGTTTTTAGTTATATCACTAAATAATAACACGAAATTGATGATAAATCAATTAGAAAATCACTTCACGAAAGGAAGGTACGCCCACGATGAGCGAACAATCATTGGATACAAATATTGAGGGAACTGAATCCCTTGCTAATCAGGCAGAAGTTCAGGCTCCAGCGGTAAAAACTTACACTCAGGAGGAATTTGATCGTCACATGGCAGGACTTAAAGCAAGTCTCAGCAAAAAGTTTGAAAAGCAGTTTGCTGATCTAGGTGACATTGAAGAACTCAAGCAACTAAAGTCCAAAGCAGAACAAGCTAAGACTGAAGATGCTATGAAAAAGGGTGAGTTTGAAAAGGTCCTACAAGATCTTGCTGCTAAAAAAGACGCTGAAATTCAACGTCGTGATTCTGTCATTAGAGAATTTAAGGTAGACAGTCCTTTGTTAAACGCTGCTGCAAAGTATCGTTCAGTAAACCCAGAGCAGGTCAAGTCTTTGCTAAAAACCCAAGTATCACTTAACAGTGATGGTGAAGTTGAAGTATTAGACGGCAATGGGCAGGTTCGTTACAACGACAAAGGTCAGGCTTTTACTGTAGATGAATTGGTAAGAGAGTGGTTAGATCAAAATCCCCACTTTGTTCAACCAACTCCTGCAACAGTAGCTGGCAAATCAGCTATCTCTAATCAAAAGGCAGACTTTGACCCTGCAGCGTTGGATCTCACTGATCCTAAACAGCGAGCATTATATGCTGAATGGCGTAAGACCCAATACAGTAATGTTCGTAAAATGTTTTCGTAATTTTGCCTAATTAATTAACAAGGAGATATTAAAATGGCTATTGACTCAATTCTAAAATCCACTGATGGCGTACCAGGCTCTAGTGCTGGTGGTGCCAACCTATTTTCAAACATTGTACAGGAAGCTATCTTCACTGCACAGGAAGCAGCTTTGCTTCCACAGACCACAACTGTCTATGACATTGGCATGGTCGCTGGTAAGACCGTTCAGGTTCCAGTTTACCCAACTGTAAGTGCAGCTGCTCTTACTGAAGGCACTGACATCACTGATGACGCAAACGTCAATCCAGATGGTGTTGTTATCACTGCCAGCGAATACGGCGTTCTCGCTGTTGTAACTGACGCAATGGTTAACAGCGCAGGTCGTGACGTTGCTGCTGACGTTGGTAAGGTGCTTGGTGAAGCTATTGCTAAGAAGCAGGATGAAACCATTGCTGCTAACTTCAACAACTTCAGCCAAAGCGTTGGGTCAACTTCAACCACTGCAACCATTGAATTAATCTTCAAGGCTGCTGCAACTCTTCGTGCTGCAAACGCTCCAGGACCATACTTCGCAGTTGTTTCTCCTAAGCAGGCTTATGCCCTTAAGAAGGAACTTGTTGCTGCTGGTTACTCCACTGGTGCAAACGCTGTAAGCGATCTTGGTAATGCTGCTCTTGTTAGCGGTGTTGTTGGTCAGGTTGCAGGTGTTACCATTGTTGAAAGCAACAGCCTTGCTTCCAGCGGTTCTGCTAAGATTGGTGCTGTTTACTCAGCTTCCGCTCTTGGTACTGCTGTCAAGAAGGGCATTGGCATTGAAACACAGCGTGACGCTTCGCTACGTGCCACTGAAATCGTTGCAACTGCAATGTGGGGCACAGGTGAACTTCTAGACGCTTATGGCGTTAAGTTGCTTGCTCTAGACACACTCTAAGTTCAAATATCCTTGAATGTGGGGGAAAGGGCTTTAGGGCCCTTTCCTTTTGGTTGACAGGCCTAGAATAGTTTAGTATAATGTAATGGCCAGTACAAGGTTACATACTATCATAGAACGGAAACCCTAGGCTTATTTGCTAGAGTCTAGGGTTTCTTATTGGCTATCAAAATCATTGACCTTAAATACCTTAAACGTTATAATAACTTTATTAACAACACAAGGACTAAAACATGGACAAGTTAGTATTAATTGTAATTGCATTGGCTGTAATAGGCTTTCCCAAAGAAACGCTTGGTGCTAGTGCAAAGGTAGTCAATTATGTTGACTCTAACTTTGGTTCCTATCTATCCTATCAGGGTTAAAGAAAATGAGTAAGCTAATTCTTATTCCCCTGTTGTTCGTAACTGCGGCCTGCACAACTGTAAAAGACCAACAGGGGCGAAACTGGCCTGCACTTGCAGCTATCCCTTATGATAAAGAAAAGCCAGGTGCACCAAGCTCTGCACGTTCTGGTGTAAGAGTTTATACAGGTACAGTTAACGGACGTGCTGTCACGGTGGTAGTTCCGCACTAAAAACTGGTAAATATTGGTGCAGTTGTAATAAGTCTAAACGCTTAACTCATTGGAATAGGGTGGTTTATTAGTTAAATCACCCTATTCTTACGAGCCCAACTAAATATATGACGCAAGTAGGACTTGTGGTGATATATTTGAGAAGGACTCAGAGCAACAATGGCTTATGCAACCCTAGACGACCTCTTACAGGTTGAACCAACAATACAAGATTATGGTATATTAGATTGGGACGCAGAACTAGCCCGCTCTGAACAAGAAGTTAACAGAATCATTTCAGTACGCTGGTGGTCAGGTTATGCTGTCAAAGGCCGCAGTGTTGATATCACTCACATCTCAGGCAGCACTCTTTTAGATCCTACAAAATTAGATCCCACACAATGGACAATGGCCACAGTGTATCATGCCATGGCCTACCACATTTGTCCCAAGCTAACAAAGTTTGAACCAGACCATGATCGCTTCCAGGTCATGATGGATTATTACGCTAAACGTTTTGAACATGAAATGGACCTTTGCCTACGCGAAGGCGTTCGCTATGACGAAAACGATGATGGCGAATTTAGTGATGTTGAAAAACAATCAGACCACTCATTGAGGCTTCGTAGATGAACTATAACCTCAGAGATGAAATTGCCAAAAACATTGAAATAGTTCTCAAGGAAATTGAACAGCCACGTCCTGTTCTAGTTACAAGAGAACCATTTGATGTAGAAAAGATTGCCATTACGCAATTCCCCGCTGTTCTAATTACTCCAATTAGAGAAGAACGTAGTTCAGTTACTATGGGCGCTCCTAGTATTGGGTATAGACAGGGAACCATTGAATTCCTTATGCGAGGCTTTGTGCGTGGTAATGATCTTGATAGTCAGCGCAGCGATTTAATATTAGGCATTGAATCTGCACTGGAATCAGATAGATTCAGAGGCTTTATTCAACAAGGTGTCACTGACAGTCAAGTAACATTAATTGAGATAGTTGATCGTTTGCCTCCATTGGCAGAATTCAACCTCACATTTTTTGTTAGATACAACTACGCAAGGAACGCACAATGACAATGATGACCAAAGATGGCGTTACTTGGGATATTCCTGAGGACCACGTCAACAAACATTTACACCACGGATGGAAATTCGCGGAAGAGGTTAAGGCTGGAGAAGACATTATTCGTCTCAAGCCTGCAACGGTGCTTACCAAGTCCACCGTAACTGACTTGGAACAAGCCGCTAACGTAGAAGAAAAAGGAGACGAGTAATGGCACTTTTATCAGGTAATAACGGAAAAGTAGAAATTGGTGGAAAGGCAGTAGCCGCAGTAACCAACTTCTCAATTGAAATCACATCAGACACTATTGAAACTTCAACAATGGGCACTGATGTTCGCACATACATCAAGGGACTAAGCTCCTGGAGCGGTAGTGCAGACGTCATGGTTGAATTTGATGCAACCACAGGTAACCTCACTGGTACTAACTTCATCTCAGTGCTTAACGGTACTGCTGGACTAGTTGGCGATACTGCAACAACTTTTGTTGCCTACATGGACAGCGTTGGAAGCCCAAGTGGCAAGAAGTGGTCAGGTAATGTTATCATCACTGGCTTCACACAGGAAGCTTCAATGGATGGCATGATCACAGGTTCAATCTCCTTCCAGGGAACTGGACCACTAGGTTACACAGCCTAATAATATGGCGGGCCTTACCATTAAATTGGATAATGTTGTAGCAGTTCAACGAGATGTTCGTGCTGCTATACAACGTGCTATCACAGAAGTTGCTGCGGAAACGCAAAAGTCTGCTGTTAGTTCAACTCCTATCAAGAGTGGTAATGCCCGCCGTAACTGGACGAAGAAGACAACTGCAAATAACTTCGTCGTTGAAAACAAAGTACCTTATATTGAACGATTAGAGCAGGGCTCAAGTAAGCAGGCTCCAAGAGGCATTATAGGTCCAACATTAGACAAAGTAGGAAAGAAATACAAATGAGTAATATTTTAGACAAAGCAACTGCACACTTTCGCAATCAGATCTCAGGCGAAATGAAGAAGATTCATGTTCCTGAATGGGAAGCAGACATTTGGTACAAGTCAACTACTAACCTCAAGGAAGAAGGTAAGATCCTAGCACTTACACAAGCTGGCAAGCCTGTAGAAGCACTAGTAGAATCCCTTATTATGCGAGCACGTAATGCTGATGGCACTCGTATGTTTGGTATGGCTGACAAGGTCACTATGCTTAACGAAGTTGATCCAAAGGTACTAATCCGCATTGTTGGCGAAATGAACGAAATTGTAGATGATCTCCCAGATCACGAGCAAATGGAAAAAAACTAAGAGCAGATCCAGATCTCTTGTTTGCCTATAGGCTTGCTAAAGATCTGGGTCGCACAGTTAATGAAGTGCTGGAAATGAGCACTTACGAATTCGCAGGGTGGGCCGTGTTTTATAAAATTGAACAGGAAGAAACCCAAAAGGCAATGAAGAGGAAACGCTAATGGCAACTGCCCAGATTAGAATTACTGCTGATACAGCGCAAGCAGAAAGAGCCCTGGGCAGTTTAAATAGAGCCCTTGGATCATTGGCAGGAATTGTCAGTGTTGGCGCTTTAGCCCAACAGTTTGTTACATTAGCAGATGCTGCTACTAATTTACAAAACAAATTATCTTTAGTTGTTAGAGACGGACAAACTACTAGTCAATTGTTTGATGCCATGGCTGCAAGTTCTTTGAAACTTGCAGCTCCAATTGGTGACATCACTGACTTGTTTACTAGACTGTCAATGAACACCAAAGAGTTGGGACTAAGTCAACAGGATGTACTTGGGTTAACTGAAACCTTGACCATGGGATTCCAAATGGCAGGTCTCAGTGTTGCTGAAACTTCTGGTGCTGTTACACAGTTAGGACAGGCATTTGCCGCAGGTAGAGTACAAGGTGATGAATTAGGTTCTATCCTTGAAAATCTACCATTAGTTGCACAATCACTTTCAGAAAGACTAGGAGTTACTAGAGGCGAACTTAAGAAATTAGGTGCTGATGGTAAGATTTCTGCAGATACATTAGCTTCTGCTATCCGTGATAGCGGACAAGCAATTCAGGATGCCTATGGAAATAGAATTCCTACTATTTCTGGAGTCTTTGCACAACTTAACACAGTATTCTCAGTGTTCTTACAAAGAAGCAATGCTGGTGGTCAAGTAGCCACAGTATTAGCCACTGCTCTCCTGCGTGTTGCTAATGTTATCCTAGAACTTGGTGCTAAGGTTAATAAACTAAGTGAATGGTTCTCACTGTTCCTAGATATTGGCCTTTTAGTTGCAGAATTCTTCTTGCTAGGTAAGTTATTCAAAGCCTTAAGCATCATTCCAAGAATGTTTATGCAACTAGGTGCTGCAATACAAAGTGCTGGAGGATTTATTGCTAGTATCTCAGCTTGGTTTGGTAGACTTTACAATACCATGCTTTCAATTATTACTCCTGTACTAAACGTACAAGGTGTATTTGCTAGACTAAGAGCAATATTCCAAATCTTTGTAGGAAATGTCCTACCTAACCTTATTAGTAGATTAAACTTCCTAGGCAACATTGTAAGAACAGTGTTTACTGCATTAGCTGCTTGGTTGATTGGTACATGGAATCGCGTAGTCAATGTTTATAATAAACTAGGTTCATTGTCAGGCATGTGGGATCCTGTGACAAGTTCCACTAATGAGGCCACTAATGCTGCCGCTGATTATAATTCAGAACTAGAAAGACTTAAGGGTAACTTAGGTATTACTGGCGAACTAAGTGCCACACCAGGACCTAATTTAACAGGTGGTGCAGGCGGTGCTGGAGCTGGCGGAGGCGCAGCTGAACAAACTGTTGCACAACGTATTGCTGAGGCCACTGCTGAAAGAAACAAGCAATATCAAGAATTAATTAAGACACAGCAGGATGGGTTATTCTTAACACAGTTTGAAGGTGTTGAATTAGAAATCCAAAGTGCTATCTTAAGCGCCAACAACCAACTTGTTAAAGACATTACAGACAGCAAGGGCAAGGTAATTGGGCAAACTCAGGGATTGAATGCCTTAGAGCGTGAAACCCTCAGCACATTAATTCGTCAAAACGCAGAAGCAAAAGCTCGTGTAGAAGTTACTCGTGCTAACACTCAGGCATTAGCTGAAGCTGGTCAAGCTCTAAGAACTGCTACAATGACTCCTGCTGATGCTGCTGTTGAGGATGCTATCTTTAAGAATAGACAACAATATGGTACTGCCTATACCGCTGAACTTGAAGCACAAGATCGCATCATGCAGCGTCAGATTGTTAATCTAAACCAGCAGGCTCAGGTTGCTAGAGTACTCAATGATATTACAAGACAGCGTACTGAACTAGAAGTTGCACAAGCTGCTTCAAGTATGTATGGCTCCACAATGGAAGGCATGTTGCAGCAACAGCAACAGCAAATGGAAGCATTGAACCTACTGCGTGAACAAGGTTTGATTTCAGAGCAAAGCTTCTTGAATCAAAAGGTTCTTATCAATCAGGCAGCACAGGATGCTATTCTACAGTATGAGCAAAAGATTGCTGCTATAAGAATGCAGCAGGCTGGTGTGACCAATGCAGGCATTATCCAAAGTGTGCAGGACATGCAGGCTCAGGTTGCAATGATGCAGCAGGGCGGCATTGTTGGCGCACAGGGCGTACTTGGTGCATTAACAAACATCATGGGCAGCATGGGACAAGTCAGTGAAAAGGCATTCAAAGCCTACAAGGCACTGGCAATTGCACAGGCAATTATTTCAACTTACCAAGCTGCTGCTATGGCATTGGCATTCCCACCAGGACCTCCAATTTCATATCTATATGTTGCTGCTGCTGTGGCCAGTGGTTTAGCTCAAGTTGCACAAATTAAGAATCAAAAGTATCAAGGACGTGCGCTGGGTGGTCCAGTTATGGGTCAAAAGCCATACATCGTAGGTGAAAATGGTCCAGAAGTATTCGTTCCACAGGGCACAGGCTCAATTGTTCGCAATGGAGATGCATTTGGCGGAGGTGGACAACCACTAACTGTGCAGTTCAATATTCTAGCCAATGACACCACTGGATTTGATGAACTCTTAACTTCGCGCCGCAGTTTAATTACTCAGCTAATTAGAGATGCACAACTAGAACAAGGACAGAGAATGTAATGGCTACATTTCCAACATCACCAAGTTTCCAAAGTGTAAACTTTAAGATTAACACTCCACTGTTAAAGACAGTGAGCTTTAGTGGTAAGACTTATCGTGCTGCACAAGGACATCAATATTACACATTTACTGCAAAGTATCCAAACATTCGCGCACAGGACTTTGGTCCAGTTAATGCTTTTATGGCAGCACGACTAGGTGGATATGACTCATTTCAAATAGTATTACCTGAATTATCCTATACCAAAGCGCCAGACCTTCCAGCTACTACAGTGACTACCACTGCCAATGCTGCTGCTGGTGCGCTTTCAATGAACATCACTGGAGTAGGCTCAGGCAGAACAGTGTTAAAGGCAGGAGACTTTTTCAAGTTTAACAATCACAGCAAAGTCTACATTGCCACAGCTGATCAAACGGGCAATGGAGTGCTTTACTTTAGTGGGGGACTTGTAGAAGCTGTACCCAGCGGTACTGCATTAACTTTAACTGCGGTTCCATTTACTGTAATCTTTGACAATGATGTTCAAGAATATGATTCAGGCATAGGCGGCGTCACAACACTACAGTTAGATATGAGAGAGGTTTGGTAAGTGAAGAGCTATTCCTCAGCATTAGTTCAACAGTTTACCGCAACTTCTTTTATTTGCGTTGACCTAGTAGAACTACATTTAAAATCATTTGATAAGACTAACAACCCAGTGTATTTGACCAATGCACCCTTTAACATCCTTTGGGATAGTCCCACTGCTCCTACCAGCGGCGTAATCACTTACAGCGCACAGGGAGAGTTTATGGGATTCTCCACAGTCAGTGAAGATTTTGACGTAAAAGTAGGCAAATTTTCCATCTTTTTAAGTGCTTTAGCACCTAATTTTGTTAGAAACTTTGTTTATCAAGACCCAACTACTGGACAGAAGGTAGATGTTGAAGGTTGTAGAGTATTAATCTACAAAGTGTTCCTAGATAGAAACAATGATTTAGAAATTATTGACACACCAATTGTTGTATTTGATGGATTGATCTACAACATTGGTATTTCAGAAAGTGATTCAACAAGCCAAATCAACATTGATTGTGCTACACTGTTTTCAGACTTTGAAAGAACAGCAGGTAGGAAAACAAACAATGGCAGCAATTGGCTTTTCCAAGGATCCACCTACGATACTAGCTTAGAAAAGGCAGGTATTGTTGGTAACTCAGAGTTTAAGTGGGGACGCAAATAATGATCGTAAGAAAAATGCACCCCAGTGAGTTTGATGTTACATTAAACCTGTTTCATTACTATCGTGATGAAGCCATTGAAACTGTGCCAGAAATTGAAGAAGAGTATGATGAAAACTCTGTAATTGAAACTATTAGATTATTCACTGTTAATGTCAACTATTGCTGGTTTAATCTCTACGACAATCAAAGACCTGTAGGATTTATTGCAGGCATGGCCAGTGAAAGACTTTGGAACGCTAATATCATAGATGCTCACATTGCTTTTGTTTACATTCTAGAAAGTCATAGGTCCATGGATAACTTCCGCTTCCTTATGAAGAAGTTTGAAGAATGGTCGCGAGAGATAGGCGCACGTAGAATGACTGGCGGCGACATTGGCATTAATCCAGAGCGCACTAAGAAATTATATGAACATTTTGGATTTACACCAGGTGTTTGGTTGGGCAAGGAGATTGAAAGCTAATGAGTTTTATTGTCAAGGCTGTTAAGTCAGTTGTCAAAGCAGTAGTTGGTGTAGTAAGTTCAGTTGTTAAAGCTGTAGTTGGACTTGTTGCAGATGTTATTAGTTTCGTTGCCAGTCCATTCCTTGCGTTACTTGGAGTTAGACAAGGCAATGCTGCGGAGGAAGCACAGCGGCAAGAAGGGGTCTTAATACAACGCAGCGGATCTAATGTCAGCATCCCTGTGGTTTATGGATATCGCAGGCTAGCAGGTACTGTTGTTTTCTGCGAAACTGGCAGCACTAACAACAAATATCTTTGGGTTGCTTATGCGTTCAGTGAGGGACTTGTTGAAGGCATTAATGAACTATTCATTGATGATAACCAAATCTCTGCAGACGTTGTTCGCCAACTTAATTCAGGACTTACAGTAGATGTTCCAGATATCAAATATCGTGGTCGTGTAAAGTTTCAATGGTTCCCAGGTGTACAATTTACAAACCCAGCTAGTTCTCCAATTGGTACTACATCAATCCTAAAGGAAGCACCAAGTTGGAAAAGTTCACATGTTTTCAACGGCATGGCTGTGCTTATGGCACGCTACGAATGGTTGGCAGTAAGCACACAGGAACAGGCAGATTCAAATCCATTTAACGGACAGATTCCTCAAGTAACAATCTCAATGCTAGGTAAGCGTGTGGCAAGTTTGCGTTCAGGTGCAGGCACAGAGAATTATGAATATGGTGCCTTAGGTTACACAGAACGCTATTCAACCAATCCAGCAGAATGCTTGCTAGACTATTTGCGTAATCCACGCTATGGTAAGGGCATGAAGAATAGTGAGATTGATTGGACAAGTTTTTATATTGCCGCTGCTAAGTGCAATCAAGAAATTTCCTACAGTTCAGTACAACGTGGACCTATATTAACCTTTAACTATGTTGTAGACACAAGTCAAACTATCTTTAACAATGTTAAAAACATGTTAATGAATTTCCGTGGTTACTTGCCATATGTTCAGGGCAAATACAAATTAAAGATTGAAGACGCAGGTAATCCCACTGATATTATGAGCGGGCAAGCAGACATTGCTGCTATATTCAATCGTGATACCATTGTTGGTGATATTCAATACACAGGTGTTGATCGCAACAGCAAGGTCAACCAAGTTGTTGTTACCTATGTTGATCCAGACCAAAAGTTTAGTAACCAGCAGGTAGTTTATCCTGAAACTGAAAGTGAACGCCAAATCTACATTAACTATGATGGCGGGCGTGAAAACAAAGCTGAACTTACCATGGGCGGCATCACTAACCAGCAGATTGCCAAGGACATGGCACGACTAGCATTCATGAAAGCACGTTTCCAAGAAACTTGCTCAATTAAAGTAAATGCCAGTGCGTTTAGCCTAGAGCCAGGTGACAACATCTTTATCCAAAGCAATGTTCTTAACTTTGGTGATGTGCCCTGGCGCATCGTATCACTTAAATTAAACAACGATTACACATTTGATCTAGGCTGTGTACGCAATCCAGACTTTATCTATCCTTATGTTGTTCCAAACACTCCTGATAGAGTTATTGCTCCATACATTCCTAAGGGTGCCAGCATTCTTCCGCCACTTACTGGTGCGCAGAGCCTGCTAGGATTAACTCCTCCAGTAAGAGCACCAATTTGGGGAACACAGAATCCAAACACTTCAACTAACCCACCAAGAACTGTTACCACAGGTACAAATGGCGGAGGTATTGGTGGATCTTTAGGTGCAATTAACGTATCAGGTGGTCCTGAAATTGTTAACATCAATGAAATTAACCTGCTGCGTGATTACGTAACCATTGAAACAATTAGTTACAGCTATCCTATTCCTAATCAAGCCTATGCAGAGATTTCATTCTATCAGCCAGACAATGCAATGTATCAATCATTGTACTTGTATTACAAAAAATCCACAGCCAGCGTTAGTGCTTGGGACTTTATGGAGATCACTGATAGACCAGGTCCAGGTAGAATTATTAGAGTTCGTGTAGGACCACTAGATACTGCTACAGGTACTCCAGTATTTGACCTTACAACAAGAGTCAAGTATGTCACTGAAGAATTCAGTCAGGTTATTAACAGCATTCAGATGTCACCTAGCCCAGGCGGCGGTGTTACTAATCCAATTGACTATCAAGAAACAATTAGTCCAGGTTGGAACATTCCTGTATCAGGTGTTATAGCTAAGAATGATTACATTGCATATCTAACTTCCAGTGCATTGATTGTATCTGGTATCAGAAACTTGTCAATGACAGTGCAGCAGGATTTAGAATTCCATCCAGCTAACCCAGATATTAGCGGCGTTAAGATCTTTTACAAAACAGCCGCTGCTACCTACTGGAATGAAATAGATATTCCATTTATTGGTTATGCCAATGGCAGTAAGGCTCCAATCCAACTAGGCAACTTAGGTGCTCCAGGCGCAGCATCGCGTTATGATATGATCTTCCGCTTTGCCTACAAGGACTTAACTTACAGCACTTGGCAAACACGCTACACAGGTGTTAACGTTGAGCCAGGTGCAGGCATAGATCCATTCCTAACAGCAAGTCGCTTTGTTGAACAAAGTTCTTCTTATTCGTTTATGACTGTAGACCAAGCTGTGGGTTCAGGTACAATTACCAATCCAATTGATATGAAAATTGGTATTGCAGGTAACTTTGTATCTACTACTCCAGCACAAGGAATGACCACACATATTGTTGCTCCTGACGTCAGCGCACAAGCATTTTGGGCAGGTGTTAAGGTTTATTATCGTCAGGTTATACCTGGTGCTAATCCAAGTTACACTTCGCAGACATTTTATGGCATTACATCTACTACATTAGGAACATTGACAACTTATCCTGTTACAGTTCCTGTACAGTTTGATGTTGAATATCAATATTTGATTGTTCCACTAGTATTACAAAGCGGCAATATTGTTGAAGGCAACTATGGTTGGTTTGGACAGTCAACTGTGCATAATTCAACTGCACGTCTTGATTTTCCTACAGGAGGTAACTGGATTGCTAGATTTAGTTGGAGACAGGATCTTGTAGCACTGCTAAAGAATGAAATTATTGCTAGTTTCCCAACATCTTCTAAGGTTCCTGTTGTACTAAGCCACACCATGGAAAACTTAAATCCTACACAAGGTGGCCTTCCTATCTCCTTTAGTATAGGTGGATTTGGATTTGGAGGGAGTTGGGTCTACAATACAATCAGTGAATATTATAAAACAACAGTAAGTGTGCAACACTTAGGTGGTGATTTCTCCAAACTTTATTTGTTTAGAAGACATAATAAAGGATTAATTACTCCAACAAATAACTTCTATGGATTAGGTCGCTGGGAAAGAATTGAATTCAATACTTCTAGCCCAGAATATGCCTCAGGTATATTCACACTAAATCTGCGTACACCTACTTCCTATACTGAATATCTACAAAATACTTCAGCAGGTAATTTCCTCACTTATGATAGAACTATATATGATCCTACAACATATCGTCCAAGTAAGTTATACACTGAAACAGCGGATCAGATGTTTTTAGTAATTGAAACAGTCAGTGAAGGTATCAGCTCACAGGCAATTAAACTAAATGGATATAATGGACAAGGTAGTTCATTGTCATCAGTTGATTTAATTAATACATCAGGCCCACCGCAGAGTACAGCTTGGCCATTGTCAGATGCTAGTTCTTATACTGCTGGCAGAGAACGCAATCTTAGTGAGGCGCTCACTTATGTCAGTACTGTAGATGGATTAATTCCTTATATTATGCTCGTTGCTGGTGATAATACAAATGTTTACTTTTATGGCGGGGGTGCTAAATGACGATTACTTCATCTACTTCTTTTATTGATTATAAAACAGGTTACATCATTCCTGGCAGCGTTGGAACTTGGGCAGATATTACTGCCACCAACTGGGATTCTGTTATTTCTTGGCAAGGGCAAGAAGTAGATCCGTTGATATGGGTTACTGAAAACATAGACTTTGGCAGAACGGGGCATTTTAACCTAGAAATCACCTCAAAATACCAAGGAAATCTATCAAAATACGTCATTTGGACGTCAAATTCAGGCGATTTTACAGGGGAAGAACTAGAGTACACAATTAATGAAGGAGACAGCAATATAATGGCCTTTTACGGTCGTTATATTAAAGTTGGAGTTTGGATCTATCGTTCAGGCTTACCTAGTGTACTACAAGAACTGTCAATTAAGACCACAAACCAAACATATGAGTTTGAATTTCCAGATATTAACACGAGAGATTTGCCTACCTGGGCGGAAGTTGACAGTACAGCTACTTTAAGTACTGCTTATGTACTAGACATTGGACGAAAGTCAAGTCGTGTTCTAAGCGTGTTCATACAACCACACTTTGTAGGTCCAGGTGGATACTACAACACAGGTTATGCTAGCCAAGGATATTCTAATATTGGATATCATTATGCCAGTGATCAGTATGATTATTTTGAAGAAGTTGATTATGGGCAAGTTTGCCTTCCAAGCATAGTTAGAAAAACCGTATACAGCAATAGTCTAACAAATTACGTTGGTACAGCATTTACCCTACAAGATCAAAATGGTGATTATATTCATAACACTGTTGACATTAGGGTTAAGGCCTTTCCAGAGCAATACATGGAAAATGGGCAATTATTACAGCGTTAATTTATAAAGACAGTAAATATCAAGAGGATTTAAAAAATGAGTTTCCCAGCATCAACTACACAAATTTCAACTGAGCATCTTGACTCTAATTCAGATAGTCCTGGGTTAGCTCGTGCTGATTTATATCAAACAGTTACCTTGCTCAATGAAATTATTGCTGGACAGAACGGAGTAAATGGAGTTGTTGTTTTAGACAGCAATGCTAGTCTTCCAAGTACAAAACTTCCACAGACTATTGCTTGGACAGGCGTAGGCAACCAAATTATTGCTCCTACTAGCCAAGTAGTAGAAGTACAAAGTATATTAAGACTCAGTCCTCTTTTTAAATCACAAATCCAAGCACTAACCACAGCCTCATTGCAAACTGGATATTTGGCCTATTGCAGTGACATTTCAACAGGAACGTCAGGCGTTGTTTTATGGAATGGATCTGCTTGGAAAATCGTGAGTTTTTCAGGAGACTTAGTCTAATGTCTAATTTTAGCGTACAAACATTTGAACAAGAATCTAATGACTTAGATTTGCATGTTAAACTATGTGCGCAACGTTATGGTGACCTAGAACGTAGGATTTCATCTGTAGAAACTAAAATTGATGATCTTAGAGAAACTGTGTTGCAAAGTCGCAATGACATTTGGAAAATATTAATTGGTTGTTGTGGCACTGTAATCGTTGCTGTAATCTCAGCTGTTGCCACGGTATTATCAGCTGCTCCATAAATATCTGCTGTTATGCAGAAAGACAAGTTTGAACAGATCCTAGACGAAGTTGCTGAAACTTGGTTTCGTGCCACTGACCTTCCTGGTCAAGGTATTAAGATTGCTGAACAAAGTGATGTTGAAGGTGCTTTTCCTGTTGTGGTCAAACACAAAACTTGTTATACTACATGCAGTTGGTGCGGACTAACAGATGTACCAGGTAAGAAAACTTATCAAAGAACATTTGTAGTACCAGACCAATGGCGAGCAAGATGTTTAGATTGCAAAGAAATACGCTTTTTAAGCACTGAAGAAATAAAGAAAAATAAATAAACGTGACGGGCTATGAATGTTATCTCCTGATTGCTCCAAAACAAAACTCTTTCTTACGGCTGTCATCCTAAGAAATAATGATATTTTTGTAGCTCGTCACTCTTCTTAGACTCATTAATCCCCAGGTTTTATGGTGAGGCCTGGGGATTTTCTTTTGGTTGATTTTAAGCCACTTTCTATGCTATATTTGATGATTAGTATAAATAAACTAGAACAAATTGTTCATTGACAGCCATTAAGAAGGATAACAATATGACTGAATCTACAGATTTTTTTTATGGTCTAGGCCGTACAACTATTAACAACAATAACAACATAATAACAACGAATAACAACGAATATATTAATGTTAGTACGCCTGAGCGTAACAAACCAATAACTGAAGGCTACGCCTTGGAAGTGGCCCCACTTCGTGGATCGCTTCGCTCTTCGCTGCGCGAACCTAAAGGTTCAGGTGGGTCAGGTGATTCAGGTGAGTTTGTTGCAGCGCCCGCGACAGAGGCATTGAAGAATCTCATTCAAGACCCTAACATCCCTGCTAACTGGGACTTTATCAAAATAGACTTATTTGATAACAGCACTGTTGAACAACTTCAAAAAAATAAAAGAAAACTTAGAATATCATTGTCCGTTAAGAAATCAGGACAGCAAGATTGGATGAAGTTTAGATCAGATATTAATAGTCCATTCCGCCATATGAAAAGAGGATTAGAATCTAGTGTTTGGGAAAATGATCCTCACTATCAAAATGTACGTGATACCTATGAAGAATTCAAAGTAAACTTTAAAAATGTTCGTGCTAGTAAATTTTACGAATACAGATATAAGACACAGGGGCAGTCAATTGAAGGTCTTAGCGTAGTACTTGCAGAATTAGAAGAACCAGGTCACTATATTATTTCCTTGCTGTACAATGATCAACAATGGTTATGGAAAATGCGTGGTGACCGTGGATACTTGTCAGACGCACAACGTAAGAAGAATGTCATTGCCACTGTAAGCATTAAACCTGGTCAAAAGGTTAAAAATAAAAATGCCAAAGATTTGTTAGGATAATAACGAATCATGCAAGAACTTAGTAGACAACAAGTATGGAGTATGCCTTTAGAAGAGATTCAGGCTATTAACAATCAATGGCGACATATTATCCAAGAACATGATCTTCAACGTCCTAGGTACATGGACATTAACAAGTACATCATTAAGACCTATGACGAAATTGCTTATCAATTTCTTTGGGAAACATTTAGCCCAGGCCGCCGCGAACAAGAGCGCACAGGATTTAATACTAATTTAGAAACAACATTCAAGGACTTATTCAATGAAGAAGACTGACTTATTCACTATAATGCAACTAGGCCCAATTGGCGAGGGAGAAGTTATATTTCGCTACAAAGACCAATATGTAGTAGGAAAAATAGAAAGAATAGAATATACTATTGAAGCAGGCAATTACGCAACCTTTAAGGTACAAGGATTTTTAAGCGAATGAAACCTAGCAAAGAATATCTCATTGACTATATTATAGGAATTTTCAATTATATGAAGTTTAACACTGACCATGATTGGGATTACATATATGACCTAATGTGTGACCCCAATCTCAATCCATTTGATCAAATCAAATACAGTGAACAGATCAGCTTGCTTAAAAGTGAAATGGAAGAATATTATAAAGAACGTGAAATAGTTTCCTATAAAAAACCGTAAAATCACCTATTATCATCGTTAGTTATATCTCCTTTATAAATACAATAGAGGAGATATTTTTATGATCAATGGAGTAGCCAATCCACATCACCCTTTATGGGGAAGATGGGCAACAATGAAAAATGCATGTGATAACCCAAATAATCGTAGTTACAGTTATTACGGTGGTAGAGGAATCACTTATACACCAGAATGGTCAACATTTGAACAATTTGTTGAAGATATAGAAAATACTATAGGCCCTGTTCCTTTTCCAGGAGCACATTTAGATAGAATAGACAACAACCGTGGTTACTTTCCTGGTAACGTTCGTTGGGCCACTCCTAGAGAAAATCACAATAATCGCAGATCTAATATGATCCTAACTGCATTTGGTAAAACTATGACTCTGTCAGAGTGGAGCAAATATGTTGGACTTAAGTCAACAACTATTTGGAGCCGCATTGTAGATCTTGGTTATACGCCAGAGCAAGCATTAACAACAACAAAATATAAAAGGAACAAATAAATGTCACAATCAAAAGGATCAGTTAGACCAGCACGTTGGAAGTATTCAGATCCGCTTGTACATCGCAAGTATCTACCTTTTCTAAGAGCCCGCGCACAAGCAAATTTTCGCGGTGAAGAATTCACACTAACATTTGAAGAATATTGCTATCTATGGCAGGATCACCTATGGGACCAAAGAGGTCGCCACAGTGATTGCCTAGCTATGGCCAGAGAGAATTTTACAGGACCATGGTCATTAGACAACTGTAAAATAATGTCACGTCGTTTGCAGGTCAGTGAAGCTAACCTTAAGCGTCATCGTGAAAACCGCAACAAGGAGAAAAATAATGAAAATCCTAGAAAGGATGATGGATGATTACGAGGAAATAATCATCAATGACGGAGTCCAGCAACTTAAGCGACTAACTGAAATGCTGAACACCATCATTGAAGAAGACGGTGAAGTCAAAAAGAATAATAGCATACTATGGGGGGATTTCCTACACAAATATTCAAATGAAGATTGGGCAAAAATGGTAATTGTACTAGACTTACTGGCCAGAGAACATCCAGGATTATTAAAGTCCAATGAGGAAATGGCATTTGCACAAGCACAATTAACATTAGACAAATATTGGTCTAAGTATGATAGAGTTTTAGACAAAAGTCAATTTAAAACATATGCTTGGAAATTAATGATGTCTGCTTTGGATTTTGTGAATAGGATTAATAATCGCAACCCTTATGCTAACACTACAAATATAGGAAAATTATTTTATGTTGAATCCTGATTTTGATCCATTGGCAATAATGGAGAATCTGCAAGAACAAATTAACCAATTGCTAGTTGATCAGCAACAGTTGGCTAAAAACTGTCACTATCTTTATACTACATTGGTCAGTCACCAAAAGCAGTTACAAAGTCTTACTAGCCTAGATCAATTATTCAATCATAAATTAGAGTTAATAAGAGAAGATTTAGAACTACGTATTGAGGGCCTAAAAACCCTCAATTCCTAACTTCAAATAAATATCATAGATACTTAAGGAGATTATTCAATGGCTGTTACAGGCATTACACTGCGCAATGTCAAAGGCAGTGAACTTACATTCACTGAAATGGACACAAATTTTACTAATTTGAAGTCAGCCATTGAGGCTATTCAAACTTCAACTTCAATCGTTACCACAGACACTGCTCAAACAATTTCAGGTGCAAAGACATTTACTGGTGTTATGGGCATCAAAGGCGTTAACGAAACTGTTTACAATCATGGTAACACAGGTGGTACACTTACTCCAGACTGTTCCTCAGGTACAGTTCACAAAATGGTGTTAACAACTGCAACAACAATCAACTCATTGTCTAATGCAGTAACTGGATCAAATATCACACTAATTCTTACACAAGATGGCACAGGCAATAGAGCATTGACTAGTTCAATGAAGTTTGCACAAGGATTGAAAACATTGTCAAGTGCTGTAAACGCCACAGATATCATGTATGTGTTCTATGATGGCACAACTTATTGGGCTAGTTTAGCAAAAGGATTTGCCTAATGTTTGGCGCTGCTAAAGTAGCAAGAAATGTTGGTAGTGCTGTTAGTTCTGTGACTTTTCACGGATATGGTACTAAAGTCAGTGGCAATGCCACAGGTTATACAATAAATTATCCTTCAGGTACCGCAGTTAATGACATTGCTGTATTATTTGAATACGCTAGTAAAAGCACTATGCCTGATGAATATCTCAATGCAGGGTGGACAAGAGTATTACAAGATACCTATTCAATTCCAAGCTATACAGGAAGATTACAAGTATCATTTAAGGTATTAACAGAATTTGATGATTTAACATCTGTAAGTGGTATAGTAACTGGTAATAATATGATCTTGTTAGTGTTTAGACCTGATGCGGTAATTGCAGGGGTTAGTGCTCAAGGAGTATCTTATGAACTTACCACAGGCAATCCTAGTCAAAAGACAATTGCCATGGCAGGAGCAGAAGGTCCAATTATAGGATTTGGTTGGTATGCTAGTCCATTTGTTATTGATCCTAGAACCAGCAGTTTGACAATGACAGAAACTCCAGATAACACTAATAACTGGGCGTTTACTAAGCACATCATTTACAACAAAGCAGATACTCCTCAATCAGGTACAATTGACATGGATGACGAATCAACCTCGCCAGACCATGGTAACATGTTGGCAGCATTTTATCTTAAACTAATCTAATCGTTGCAATAACCTACCCTCTTTTTGAGGATGCAATAAATATTAAACGAATTCGTATTATCAAGGAGATACCACTATGGCTTTACCAAGCCTAACCCTTAGACTTGTTAAAGGTAGCCCACTCACACTTAATGAGATGGACACTAACCTAACAAATCTCCAACAGGCAACAATTGCAATTACCACAGGAAGCGGTTCAGCTTCCTTGAATCTTAATGATACACTGACATTTGCAGCAGGAACTGGCATGGGTATTAGTATTAATACTTCTACCAAGACAGTGACTTTTACCAGCGCAGGCGGCGGAGGTGCATTAACAACAGCAACTACTTCTACACTAGGTGGTGTAAAGATTGGCAGCGGTATTGCTATCACAGGTGATGGCACAATCTCCGTAACTGGCGGCGGCGGATCTGGAACAGCTAATGCAATTACAACCTGCACTTATCAAGCAGTTCCTACCACAGGTGCTATTGGTGATATTCGCAGCATTTGGAATAGTTCAGAAGATACAGGTGCAGCATCAACTATTGATGGTTTGCTAGCAATTTGGAGTGAAGAAAAGAATGGATATTTTTATATTCACAACGACAAGATTGTAAATGGCGCTTATTATCTAGTATCTTACCTAGTAGTTGCAGGCGGCGGCGGTGCTGCAGGACGTTATCCATCAGGCGCAACTGGCGGCGGCGGAGCAGGCGCAGGTGGTATGATCACAGGCACAGTGCTAATTGCTCAGGGCGAAGATCCAATTTCAATTGTAGTTGGTGCAGGCGGAACAGGTGGTGCACAGTCAAGCAACGGCACTAAAGGCAGCGGAAGTTCCTTTGGCGATTACACAACTATAGCTGGCGGTGCTGGCGTTCTTGCTGACCAAGATGCAATTAGTTTAATCAATGGTGGGTCTGGCGCAGGCGCTTCAGGCTCTAATGGTAATCCACAAGTTGGACTTGGTACTGCTGGGCAAGGCAATGATGGCGGAACAAAGAATGACGCTAACGCAGGCAACTATGCAGGCGGAGGAGGCGGCGGCAAAGGCAGTGCTGCCTCAGGAAGAACACCAGGCTCAGGTGCTACTTGGATTATGAATACCAGCACTTATGCTGCAGGCGGGTGGGGTCAAGGTGACTCTAACTTTGTAAATGATGGCGTTAGTGGCCTTGCAAACTCAGGTTCAGGCGGTAGTGGTGCTGCTGCTGATGGTGGATCAACTACTGTAGGCGGTAATGGCGGTTCAGGTGTTGTTATAGTTTCCTATACTGGAACCACAGTGGTAGCAACGGGCGGAAGCATTTCAACAGTAAGCAATAGAATTTTCCACGTGTTCACTGCCAGCGGATCAATTACATTTTAAGGAATAGACATGGCACATTACGCAGAAATAGATGATAAAAATATTGTAATTAGGGTTATTGTAATTCCCAATGAAGCAGAACCCACTGAACAAGCAGGCATAGATTATTGTCATAATCTTTTTGGTGGACGCTGGCTTAAGACTTCTTACAATAACAATATTCGCAGAGTATTTGCAAGCCCTGGATTTTATTACGATCAACTTAGAGATGAATTTATCCCTCCTCGTCCTTATCCTAGTTGGGTATTTGACAATGCAAGTCATAGTTGGCAACCACCAGTAATGCCACCTAACGATCATCAATTGTTTTATTGGGACGAATACACCAAAACTTGGATCATTTACGAGGAATAATCAATGACTGTTTCAGTAACACTTAGAGGCACTAAAGGTACAGCCTTAACATATCAAGAAGTTGACGAAAACTTTGTCAATATCAAGACAGCAGTTGATGGCATCACCTCTGACTATGTTACTAGCACAGACCTTACAGTATTCTCAACTAAATCAGAAGTAGCAAGTTCACTGACAAATTATGTAACAACTGCTACTACACAGACAGTTTCAGGCACAAAATCATTTACTGGAAATACCTCACTAAAAGGTGTTCAGGAAACAGTCTATAACTGGAATAATGTTTCCGCAGGTACATATACGATAGATGCTACGTCTGGCACAATTCATAGAATGACCCTAACTGGCAATGTTACTATCTCTGCTTTTACAAATCCCCAAGCAGGACAAAGTGTTACACTTGTTCTTGCACAGGATTCTACAGGTAATAGAACACTAACTTCTACAATGAAGTTTGCTGGATCCAGTAAAACACTTAGCACTTCCAGCAATGCTATTGATACACTATCAATATTTTATGATGGTACAAATTACCTATCAGCATTAGTTAAGGGATACGCATAATGCTTTTTGGAACTGGAAGAATATCAGGTTATTCTGCCATTCCACAAGACACGGGTGTATTACCTGTGGGAACTAGCTATACCTTTATAAATCTATCAAATTCTACCAATTCTGGAAATTTAGCATTACCTGTAGGATCACAAGCAGGTGACCTTTGCATATACAGTGTTGTTAGAAATACAGGTTCGCAAGGCACCGCTCCCACAGGGTTTTCTGCAATTGATCTAGGATCACTTAGCGGAGGTATAGGATATCACGCCATTTATGGAGGTGTACTGTCTAGTTCAAATATTAGCACAGGATCTATTGATGGTGTATCAACTAATATTGTTCGCAAATGGGCACTAACATTTAGACCACCTGCAACAATTACTGATTTTTTAAGCCAACGTCTTATTTCATCAGGTGCCACAGGATCAACATTAACTCAATTAACAATGACAGGCACATTTACTAGACCTAGTATTGTAATTGCCAATGCGGTAACCGTAGATGGAACATTTACTACTGGTATAGATATAACAAATGGTTCTGCTAAAACTAGTGTTCAGTTAGGTAATGAAAATTCACTAACCTATGAGCTTGTAGGATCAGGTAATACTGATACTGCTAGAACAACCAATCAAGCGATATTAGCAACATCTAAATCATATAGACAGTTGTTAGTATCAATTAGAGGAATATAAGAGATTCAATGCCAGTAGGCAACGAATAAAATGCATTTTAAGGAGAATATTAAATGTCAAATGCAGCAAGTAATTATTTAGAAAACGCATTGTTGGATCATTGCCTACGTCGTAATAGCAACGGTGCTGAACGCAATGCCCTACCACAGCCTGGAGTTGGTGGTATCTATGTTGGTCTATTTTATGGATCAACATCAACTGTGCTATCAAACTTAGAAGCAGGAACACTAACTGACGAAGTTAGCCTTGGTTCATATGCACGTCAGGTTGTAACTTTTGGCCAAGCTGCCAGCGGTACTTCCGCTAACGACAGCACTGTAACTTTCCCAACTGCTAGCGCAGACTATAATGGGCTAGTGACTTGCTTGGCAGTGATGACCACTAGTACTTCAGGTGGAAACGTTCTTTTCTACGGTGCTTTAACCACACCAAAGAATGTTACCACAGGTGACACTTTCCAAATTGCTACAGGTAACTTACAGGTTAGCCTAAGCTAATTTTAGGAGACTCCAATGGCAGTTAATCCTAGCACAAGCTTCGTCTGGACAGGCACTCCAGCCACAGGGTTGAATAGATCTCATACCCTAGTGGCTGATAGCCAATTCTCACAGGTTGTTACTACAAATACACCCTTTCAATCATTGGCTGAGGATCCATTCTCAGTACTGACCTTTCGCTTTTGGCTAGGAACTAGCAATGCTACTTGGCAAAACTTTTTCCCAGGTGGCTGGCAAATTGTTAGTTGGAGCAATATTACTTGGCAACGCTATGAACTTAGAGTCATCCAAGGGCTTGGCGTTCAATGGTGGAATAGTGACAATGTTGAAGTAACACTTAATCTTCCAACTGTAACAACACATCCTGCTACAAGGCCGCCTTTGAGTGCCAACCAAGTAATTGTTAAGCTAAACGGCACAACATTAACTCAAGGTAGTGGTGAGGATTATACCTATCAGTTAAACAATATTGGACCATCTGGTGCAATCACTACTAGCAATAGTATTGGCAAGCCCTATAGTATTATTCCCGTTTGGGATGATTATACTAATAGCAATCTTGAGTTTCCTGGTGTTACTAATCCTAGCATTATTATTGGAGCAGGCTCTTTAAGTTCAACTTTTAGTTTAAGCGCCCAGACAAGTAGACGCAGGCCAGGTACTGCTTCAATTAGTGCTAGTTCTTCGTTAATTGCTGCCCCTGGTAGAATTAAATTACTAGAAGCTGATCTAAACAGTGACTTTTACACTGATGCAGAATATATTGACAGCACTTACTTTGACGACATCTATGTTAAAGGATTACTAAGTGCCACATTGACACTGGGAGGCATGACAAATCCTCAAGTAACCAGTAATATAACTGCACAAGGTAATGTCATCTATTCCTTTAGTGCCGCACTGCAATCTTTGACACAGGTCATTGGAGAAGCAGGATACCTACAAAGTGCAGAAAGTTCTATACAATCCTCGTCTACTACAGACGTGGCTGCTGGCATAATACATTCTGAAGATGCCAACATTGATAGTACATTTGACGCAGACTTTGCAGGTGGTAGAATCTATGCCATAGAATCAGAGATTAACAGTGATGTAACATCAACTCCTCAGGGCAATATGATCTATGACATTGGTATGCAATATGCCATTGATTGGGTTGACCCCAATGAAGACTATGTACAACCATATTACTATCTAGGATTAACATCACAGTTTGACATTTATGGATTGCCCATTGTTGTCAAACAAATGCAGGCCAGTGTTAGTGCAGAATTTAACTTAGATGCAGTAGCAGGATTCCTCAAACAGATTGAAGGAGCACTAAACAGTGATTCCGCAATCAATGCTGTCACAGGCGTAATCATAGCAAGCACAGGTGCTGCCACTGAAAGTGACTTCTCCTCCTTGATCAGTGGCGGCCGTGTTTACAACATTGATGAAGCGTTAGCCTTTGATTTCACAGCTGACTTCCTAGGTAATAGAAACATAGATACTACCTATGATTTCCGCAGTGACTCAACTATAGATCCTGTAATAGATCTATTTTCAGGTGCTCAGAGCTTTATATTCTCAGACTTTGAATTAACTGGTGTTGGTGGATACTTCCTAGGATTACCCCTACAACAATATTACAGTGACTTCAACGTTGCTCCTGTATTTGCAAGAATCATTACACTAGATGAATACTATATTGATCTCGTTGTTCCTGAAACTAGACAGTTATTCATTGCCATAGAGCCAAGACTAATACAAGCACTCAACGAAACAAGACAAATAAACATACATGAAGATCCTACTACTATGATAATCAATTCAGAAACTAGAATTAACAAGCCTGAAGTTGGTAGCTCATATCTAGTAGGACAAAGAACTAGGAGAATCGCAGCATGACGATCAAACAAACAGGTTTCTTAAAAGACGTTAATGGAACCTATATTCCCAAAGACCCTAACGCAAGTCTACAATATGGCATGGACTGGAAGGAGTGGCTAGTACAAGGTGACACAGTTAGTTCATCTACTTGGACTGTAGAAACCACAGGCACTAATGCAGTAACAGTGGCAGACAGCACCATCCTTGACAATGTTGCATTGATCACTATTGCAGGTGGCCAAGAAGGCACAGTTTACACAGTGGCTAACACAATCGTCACTGGCGATGGATATGTAGATGCACGTAGGTTCCGCGTTAAAGTAGAAAAGAGATACGCGAAATAATATGAGTGAAGAAGTCACTGCCACTGTTGAATGTCAAGTAGTAACTCTTGAGGAGCAAGGGATTGACATCAATCCTCCTCGCGATCCCAGCAAGACTGGCAACAAACCCAAACAGTTAAAAGCAGTAGAAGTTTATGGCTATGAAGTAGGTAGAGGTCTCAGGAAGCGAATTGTCAATCCTGATGAAGTTTACAAATTAGCCGCAATTGGCAGCAATGATAGAGAAATTGCTCGCTGGTTTGACATGAATGAAGAAACACTTAGATATAACTTCAAGGATGTTTTGGAAAAGGGAAGAGAAGACCTAAAACAAAGTCTACGCATGGCACAGATCAAAGCAGCTTTGGGTGGCAATGTTACTATGATGATTTGGCTAGGTAAGAACATTTTAGGACAAAGTGATAATCCCACTAACACAGAAGATAAGAAACCACTTCCTTGGAGTGATGACGAACCTGAGGAAAAGGCTGAAGACTATGAGTGATCGTTGGAAGAACCGTAGAAGAATGGCTTGGTTGGCATTAATTGCTGGCCTTGTCTATCCTTTATTAACAGTTGTAGACAACGAACAAGTTATTGCATTGGCCACTCCATTTTATCTATTTGTAACAGCAGTGGTAGGATCTTACATTGGATTCGCCACAGTAGACGATAAGTGGACAAACAATGGCTCTTAGTAACGCTCAAAAATTAATTGCAGGCACAGACCGCAGGTTCAAGGTTGTTATAGCTGGACGTCGCTTTGGCAAAACACACTTGGCCATTAGAGAATTGTGCAAGGCAGCGAGAATCCCAGATCGTCATGTTTGGATGATTGCTCCCACATACAGACAGGTCAAGCAAATTGTTTGGCGCAAACTAAAGCAACGTTTACAAGATTTAAATTGGGTATCAAAAATCAATGAATCAGAACTTACGATTATACTCAAGAACGATTCAATTATCTCACTCAAAGGCGCTGACAATGCGGACTCATTGCGTGGTGTTGGACTTGACTACATCATTATGGACGAATTCGCAGATATTGAACCAGAAGCCTGGTTTGAAGTCATCAGACCAACTCTAGCAGATCGCCAGGGTGGGGCATTGTTTATTGGCACTCCCAAGGGTGTTGGTAACTGGGCACATGACTTATTTCAAATGCCCATGGAATACCCTGATAC